TGTGAATTGCATCTCCCGAGCCACGGCTCGAGAGAGCCGTAGCTCCCCTAGTTGCTAGCTCTCGCTAGCAGCCTCCATCCCATAATCGGGATGGAGCCACCTGTGCTTGATGTCGACGGCAACAGGACGTCCAGCATAAACAAGATGTTCTCTGTCGAAGATCGGTCTTTTGGACCTATTCTTCTGAACAAAGAACTTCATGAGAGCCTGTTCACCATTAAGAGGATCTTTCCTCTTCTTGGGAACAATTGCCATGCCCCTAACCAAGGGACGTTGCAACTTACGGTCCATTTTGTGGACTTCATATCCTGTATAGGATATTTTCGTAAGGCCCTCACACCCCTCATTCCCAGCAGGGAACGGGATCAACCGTTCAATCCACTGGTCAATCTCTCGGATTGTCTTCCAGTAACCGGCTTTGTAAAGCTGGTTACGGAATTCAACGAAAGAGATGAGTGAGTCTGTTTGCCTCCGTGATGAAGGAATACCACGGCGGAGTCGGACTATACTAACGTCCTCACCGTCATAGTAATCTTTCCCGCAGCTCTCGCGGAACTTACCGTTCCAAAACGATTTGCGGCGATTCACTTTAAAACCGAAGTTTTCAAGAGAATCGATCACAGAACGTGTAAATTCTACAGGGACGATAATATCGTCTCCGTAGACGCGCACGTGCCCTATGAACGTCTTAATGAGTTCATAGGACAGCGGTACACCAAGCTCTTTCTCTATTCCCCAGAATACTACAGTCAAAAAGACCATAGATTCGATAGGAAAGGTAAGAGCTGATCCCATAGACGCGAACTTGAAAAGCTCGATAATTCGACCTTTTCCAAGATCCGATCTTAGCGACCGAGTTGCTTGAATTGCCTCATTCAAATGAGGAAAATTCTTAAACAGCTCAATGACTAAGGCGTTGGGCACCCTATCAGAAGCTTCGCTCAAATCGAGCGTTGCCAAGGTTCCAAGTTCGGAACCAAGCTTCGCGAGACGCTGGTTAGGCGTCTGGTCGAAATACCTGATAAAGTGATGAGGAAAGTTGAGCCTACCATTATATGAAGGCTTCTCCCACTCATCTTCGAATTTATCCTTGATAGCCTGCTGCATGTATTGCATAGCAACAGGCTCCATGGCAATAATTCGGGGTGCGTCAAGCGTTTTAGGAACTGAGACTATCCTTGAAGGAGTCTCGGCTCCGGGGTCCGGATGTGCGATCCCTCCATGATCGTCTGACCATCTAAGGTAAGACGAATAGGAGTGGAACGCGTAGTCTCCAGCTGGAAACACGCGTTCCAATCGACTAGGCCACGAGGGCATGGCGTACTTACCATTGCTGGTTGTACGCTCAGCCACACTGCCTGGTCCGTGCTTAGGCCTAACCTCATGATGCTGATAAATTTCTTTATCAATACGTGAGGCAGAAGGTGCAAACAAGAGTCCGAACACTCGGCGTAATGCCAATGTGTCCTGCTCCCATTGTATTCCTCCAACAGCACTGAGTACGTAATTCTGCACATCTGATTCACACTCCATCCATTTAGTGAACGCTGCTTCTTCCCTTTCGGGCGAAGCAGGCGCATTAACTTTGGCCCACATCAGCGAAAGCTGACGGACCGAAATAATGCAGTCCACACATGGTGTGGAGCGCAGGTGTCCGCTCCCAGGTTCGAACACATTCTGAAGGAAACCTCGAAATAATTCGGGGAGACCTGCCCTTTTCTTGAAACCAAGAAAAAGGTCGTCAGAGACATACCCTTGTTCAAGACTTTGTTGAAAGTCTTTTCCAAAGGTAGCCAGGGTAATCGCTAAAAACGAGAACCCCTCACGTTCGAACCTAGCCTCGATCCTTTTGAGATCGAGGTCGGTGCTTACACAACATCTCTCCCCGCATTCAGCGAGGAGAAGGCGCAGAAGATGTATAGGGCTTTTCAAGCCTCCTCCTTTATATAGTAGGTAGTGCTTCCTTAGTCATATGCATCCCCAGAGATGATCTAACTTCAGCTAACGAGAAACTCGCCGCCCTGGGTTAGATCGCTTCAGACCTCCAACGACGTATGCTACGCCGACAGAGAAAATGAAGCCAGTCATGGCGAAAGTGCCAGCAAGAATGAGCGTTAGCCCATCAAAGCTGATCAACTCTCACCACCCACCAGTTTGGTGGCATTCGCGTTCGTCGAAGCCGTCAACCAAGTGGTCAGACCAGTAATGATCTGAACCTGCTCAGCAGGGGTGAAACCGTTGGGCGGAACATCGAGAACGATATACGCACTCGCGCTTACGCGCAAGTTCGTACCCGTGACGATGGGATCCGCCACAACCTTCGAGAAGTTGATACGAGCGGTTCGTCGCATCCTACGCCCTACGGCGTGGGAAACAACGAGCTGAACGGTGCCGTCGTCCTTAGTGAACTGACCGGAACCGATCGCCTGCCCAGTGCGCGGAAGCGACTGAGCAGTACCGATCGTAACGGACTGAGGATCTGAGTATGCCATGACAATCTCCTGACTGATGAGGTGATGCTGCTAGAACTTTTCTAGCAGCCCTATGCCTGCCCTACAAAGCAGGATTACCATAGGGATCTCGGGGCCTTGGACAAGCCAAGAGCTCCCAAAATGGCCCACTGCCGCTCAGTGAAACTTTGCGGGTTTAGGCCAAAACCATACGGCGTCGCACGGAACCTTTCCTTACGAACGAGCTTATGCTCGGTCGTAAAGGTTCTTTCTTCTCCCACGTAGTTTTTGAACGTGATAGAAGTTACCGCCCCACGAGTAGTTTTTCTCATGAGGTAGCCGTACTTTAGGACGAGATCATCCTTCTGAAACATAGATGCGGTCTGCAAACCAGTACCGAGATCTACGAACCAGTCAGACAACCAAGACCATGGAGTCAATTCCCAGAGCACACCCGGAGTAATCCGGATGCCGAGCAACTTGTTCGCAAGCTGCTCGTACCTTTCAAACTTCCCGATTAGGGTTTTACCCGGATCGAGATAGTAAGTAAAGGCACCACTAAACCAGATATCTTGTCTGGTATAAGTGGTGTAGCTGGGTCTTAACATCGCCGACGATTTACTGGAATTCCAATAGACCTCCCGATACTCGGGAGCGAGATCGGAAGCCTGTCTCATTCCAGTAGTTCCAGGCGAATACAGATCGCGATAATTACTCCCAGAGGGAGTAGCTATACTCTCTGAATTCGTCTGCGTCGGAAAGCGCATGCGTCTCCGGACCACTCGGCCGGAGTCTCGCTCCATTTGTTTGATGATGGCAGCCGAATTAACGACTGCCTTCAAAACATTATGAAGGTCAGAAAGCAGCGGAATCCATCCAAAAGCCAAATTGAGGTACTCCGAGCCCGCAGAACGGGCCCGATCAGTACCTCTCATCAGCGCATTGGAGAATTGGCTGCCGGGAAGAGAGGCAAAGCCCCTCTCCCGAATGATTTCTGCCAACGTGGTAGCGAGTTCAGCTTGCGGTGCCGTCGGTGAGGCCTTCTTGATAGCCCTAGAGCCGTAGAACTGAGTGTCAAAACTCGGTTCGTCGGGTAGGGTACCAGGAAGAGCCCAGTACGGGCCAAATATACCATGAACACCTCTAGGAGTATTCCAGAGCCAGTCCCCCATCGTTAGATGAGAGTAGGTCCAGGTTTCCCTTGAAGTGTCAAAGGTATGGCCAGTATCGAAGCTTTGTCCCTTATAGTCATTGCCCGAAAGCAATAACGTACGGTACTCAGCCGGAGAAATATCTCCCGGCACATCATAACTAGTCCTAAAACTAGTTGTGATCTGACGATTAATGGGAGCGCCCCCACTATTAGAGCTAGTGTTCCGAACTCCTCGCAACACCGTTCCAGCGCGATCATAACCGGATGATATCCAGTTAGGCGCCTGATAACGGGTTGTTCCGGAGCCGGGTCCGCTAGACCCTCTTCTAGTGGTGACGTAGCCATTAGCCATGGTATTCCTTATGGTTGTAGTAGTAATCCACCAGCCTGGCTTACACTG